GTTTAGCACATTATGGGGAATGCAACAATGGTTAAGAAAAGAAACAAAATACTGTGCAGATACTATTAGCGAAGATACTTATCAAGCATTTATAGAATGCAGAGATAAATTAAATGAGCTACTAATGGATAACAATTTAGAATTAGAATAATTAAACAAAGTTAAAAAATCGTTATAGAGTTATGCAAATCAAAAAAGTAAAAATAACAAGCATTAAACCAAATAAAGCAAACCCACGAATTATTAAAGATTTCAAGTTTGGCAAATTAGTAAAGAGCATTAGACAGTTTCCCGAAATGCTTAAAATACGACCGATTGTAGTAAACAAGGAAAATGTTATTTTGGGAGGGAATATGCGTTACAAGGCAAGTCTGGAGGCAGGTCTGGAGGAGATTTACATTATTAAGGCAGAGGAACTAACAGACGAACAACAACAGGAGTTCATTATTAAGGATAATGTAGGTTTTGGAGAATGGGATTGGGACGAATTAGCAAACCAATGGGACATTGACAAATTAAGCGATTGGGGTGTTGATGTACCATTTTCAGAAGAGGAGGTTGAGGAGATGACAAACCCCGAAAACGCAGACACAGAAAACATATTCGCAACAGAGTTAGATGCGGAGAGCAATTACCTTGTTTTGAAGTTTGACAAAGACATTGATTGGATACAAGCTAAAACGATATTTGGTTTACAGACAGAACAAACGGAAAGAAGAGCAAACGGAAAGGCTTGGAGCAGTGGAATTGGACGAGTATTGAATGGAGTTGAAGCAATAAACAAGATTAAAAATGAGAGTTAAGTTTTATGCACCAAGTTATAAAAGACCCGAGAAGAGTATAACACAGATAAAATACCCTTTTGTAAAATTAGTAGTTAAGGAAAGCGAAGCGGAAGCATACAGGAAAAATGGCAACGACATTGTGGTTTGTCCAGATAGCGCACAAGGAAACCTCTGCAGGGTTAGAAATTGGATTTTAGACAACTTGTATGACGATGCTGATTGCATTATAATTATAGACGATGACTGCTCGGCTATTGGTAGATTTCAAAATCAAAAGAAAAAAGTATTTACACCAGATGAGTTGGAGGAGTTTTGCGAAAGCTCGGCAATATTATGTGAGGAGTTTGGTTTTAAGTTTTGGGGATTGAATTGCGTAACGGACAAAGGAGCATACAAAGAGTACACACCATTTGGAACATTAAAATACATAGGAGGACCTTTTCAAGCCCACTTAAAAAATAAAATAAGATATGACGAAGCATTACCCTTAAAAGAGGATTACGATATAACCTTACAACACACCAAAAAGTATGGAGGTTGTTTGCGTATTAATTATGCACATTACCAAGTTAAACAATCAGAACAGGCAGGAGGTTGTGCAACATACAGAAATTTAGATTACGAGAAGAGTCAATTTTTTGACCTACAAAGAAAATGGGGCAAAGATATAATTAAAAGAGACGAACAAAGTAAGAAGAGTTTTGACTATAACCCAATATTAAAAGTACCATTAAAAGGAATGTAAATGGACGAAAGTAGACACATAAAAAAGGAGAGTTTATTAAAAGCACTTGAACAGAGTTTAGGGATTGTTACAGTTGCGTGTAAAAAGGCGGCGATACCAAGAAGCACATATTACAAATGGTTGAGCGAAGATGAGGATTTTGCAAGAGAAGTGAAAGACATTGAGAACGTTGCATTGGATTTTGCCGAAAGTCATTTGCATACTCAAATCAGGAACGAGAATACGAGTGCTACTATTTTCTATTTAAAAACAAAAGGAAAAAAGAGGGGTTACGTTGAGAGGCAAGAGATCACAGGATTTGAGGGGACTAAACTATTTGAGGTTGAAATAATTAAAAAGAGTGAAGACGAGGATACGGAGTAATGTAGTTTACGAACATTTACAAGACAGTACAAAAAAAATTGTAGTTGAACAAGGAGGCACAAGGTCTGGGAAAACTTACAATATTTTGTTGTGGCTTATATTTGATTATTGCGATAACAACACAGGCAAAACAATTACGATAGTACGTAAAACATTTCCTGCAGTTAGGGGAACTGTGATGCGAGATTTCTACGATATACTCAAACAGAACAATCTATATTTTGAGGAGTTACATATTAAGAGTACACACGAGTATTACTTAAACAACAATCGTGTTGAGTTTATTAGTTTAGATCAACCGACCAAGATACGAGGACGTAAAAGAAACCTGCTATTTATAAATGAGGCAAATGAGTTGAATTTTGAGGATTGGCAACAGTTAATATTCAGAACGACAGAAAAAATAATTATCGACTACAATCCAAGTGAAGAGTACCATTGGATTTATGACAAGGTATTGAATAGGGAGGACGTAGAGTTTTACCAAACTACATATAGGGACAATCCGTTTCTGGAGTCCACTTTGATTGAAGAGATTGAGAGATTAAAAAATATAGACGATAACTATTGGAGGGTTTACGGACTCGGAGAGCGTGGTAAGAGTCGTGCTCTGGTGTTTAATTTCAATACTGTACCCAATATACCACCCAACGCAAAACTAATCGGCAGAGGGCTTGATTTTGGATTTAGCAATGACAGTACGGCATTAGTTGAAACATACATCGAGGGCGACAATATGTATGCAAGGGAGTTGATCTACCGAACAGGAATGACAAACCAAGATATTGGAAGAGAGTTGCAGAGAATAGGTTTAGACAGACGGGACGAGATCTGGTGCGATAGTGCAGAGCCGAAGAGTATTGAGGAACTATTTAGAATGGGGTTTAATGCAAAGAAAACATACAAAGGAGAGATTAATATTAGTATTGATATGATACGGAGATATAAACTTCACATCACAGAGGATAGTATTAATATGATTAAAGAGTTGAGGAACTACAAATATATTGAGGACAAGAATGGACAATTAACCAATAAACCAATTGATGCCTTTAATCACTCGCTTGATGCCCTGCGTTATTCTGTTGTCAATAAGTTAGGCAGACCTAAATATGGTACTTATGCAATACGTTAGTAAAAATTTTTTTACGTTTTTTTAAATTTTTTTTTATTTATGCTTGTTTTATTAAATTTTTTTAATATCTTTGTTGAGTAATTAATTAGAAACTTAAAAACAAATATTATGAAAGTTACAAAATTAGGATTAGTAAGAATACAAAATGAGAGATTAGTTGGAGTTCAGTATTTTGAATCAAAATGGGAAAGAGAGCTTGGTGAGGAACTAAATATAGATGGTGTGAAGTGGAGAGTTGGTGTGATAGGTGAGAGTAGAAATGAAATCATCGAAGTACTTAACGGATTTATTTCTAAACAAAACTCAATAGTAAGAAAACAAAACAAAATAGCAAATAGAAAAGTTGATATGATTTTCAATCAGATAATGAAAGAAGCTATCGCAAAATTAAACAATTATTCACAATCATTTTAAAAATAAATAAAACAAATGGGGGGTGTAAAAACCCCCTTTAATTTAAAAGATAAAAAAATGAAAACAATTAAAAGACAGATTTTAGAGTTTATTAGTGAAGAGTTGGAACTTGATATTAACAGAGATGAGGTTAATGAGTTTGAAAGGTTTTTAAATTCAGACAATGATTTCCACATTGATATTGACGGAAACGAGTACAGAGTAATTAATGCCGATGCTATTTGGGACATCTTTGTTGAGGAGATACAACAGACAGTTGAGGAGTGTTACTTGGGAGGTGTTGATTTAGACAAGTTCTGGTGGATTGAGTTAGATTGGGAGAAGACGGCAAAAAATTGTTTTGCGGATGGATATGGAAATACATTTAGTTCTTATGACGGTAGCGAGCTGGAGTGTGAATTTGGAGAAGAGAATTACTATATTTTTAGAACAAACTAAAAAATGGCAGATATTACAATGTGCAACGGAGTAGGTTGTGAGATAAAGGAAATTTGTTACAGATACAAAGCAACACCTAATGAATTTAGACAATCTTATTTTTTTACATCGCCGAATAAAGGGTTAGAATGTGATTACTATTGGAAATTTAAAGAATAAATAAAAAGAAATGAGAACACAATTAGATGATTTAAAGGACGAGTTAAAAGAAGTTAATAAACAAATTGATTTAATGGTCGCTTACACACCCAGATCGATACTATTGACAGGGTTGAGAAATGAGAGGGACAGAATAATTAGTTACATAAACAATATGAGATGAAAACAAGAGAGAGATATATTTTTCATAAGGAAAAATTAAAAGAATATCAAAAGGACTTTTATGAGTTGGTGCAGGATTTAGATATTACAGAACTTAAAAAATTAAGATTGGAAACATTATTTGAATGTTACGGATATTCGAGGACAATGCAATCAAAGGAATACCAACAATTAAAAAAAGAAAATGAGTAAAGAACAAATATACATAGACAGAACAATGTCCCTTTGGGGAGGACAGAACGGAGAGGTTAACATTGAATTAGAGGACGGAATTATTATTACATTTAATGCTTACAATTTAATGAGTGATTTACCAAGTATCGTGCAATTAACATTTGATGAGGTTGCTCACGAAAAAAGATTTATACAAGAGAAGTACAAGGAATTAGCGAAATTTATTACAAAGTAAATTAGTTTTGTTTTTTTAGTTGAAGAGGGGTTGCAGATATGTAGCCCTTTTTTTGTACATTAGTTTTAAAAATTTTTTAAAATATCGTTATACAATTATGGAATTAGAAATTAACATACCAGACAGTTTAAATGACATCACATTAAAGCAGTATAAAGAGTACGAAAAAATACTTGATGCTAATAAAAATGATGTTAATAGCGAGAGGTTTATTTACCTTAAAATGGTTGAGATATTTTGTGGCATATCATACGAATATGCTAACAAGATGCGACTAAATGATTTTGAGAGGATCGTGTCAAAGATTACAGATGTGTTGATCCAACAACCAAAGTTAGTCACTAAATTTAAAATGGGCGATAGCACGTTTGGTTTTATACCAGATTTGGAGGATATGACATATGGGGAGTTCGTGGATCTGGATACATACATACACGATATGGATAACATCGAAAAAGCAATGGCGGTATTGTACAGACCAATAGTCAAGGAACACAAAGACAGATACATAATAGATGAGTACAGAGGAGATTTGTTCCACGAGGCAATGCTTAATATGCCGTTGAGTGCGGTTGTTAGTAGTGTAGTTTTTTTTTGGGATTTAGGGATCGATTGCACCAACGTTATGATGAACTATTTGGAGATGGAGGGGGACAAGGAAGTACAACGAATGCTACGGCAGGATTTAGCAGAAAATGGGGTTACTATGAGTCAATCTACACGCTCTGCAATGGAGACATTACGAAGTTTGAAGAGATAACAAAATTAAATATGAATTTCTGTTTAACAATGTTAGCATTCAAAAAAGACAAAGCGATGATTGAAAACGATGAAATAAAGAAAAAATTTAAATAATGGCAGTAAATGAATACCAAGGTGCAAGGAGTTATATAGATGTAATTGAAATATTACGAGATACGGCTTTGTCAAATAAGAACATAAACACTTTTACTGTTGGGGACATTTCGGAGGTTGATTTAAATAAACAAACTATTTTTCCTTTGGCTCATACAATAGTTAATACGGCACAATTTAGTAGCACGATCATTACCTACAATATTACTGTTTTATTTATGGATATAGTACACAATGATAAAACAGATCAAGAGCCGACAATCTATTCGACAGACAATGAGATGTATGTTTTGAATACTATGTTAAATGCAGGAAACCATATTACAGATGAGTTTAATTCTGGAAATCTAAATGACGGCAATACAAGGATAATGAGAGAAACTGTTACGGCTGAACCTTTTAAAGATAGGTTTGAAAATTTGGTTGCAGGTTGGGCGTTCACATTTCAAGTGGAAACACGAAACAATATAAATAGATGTCTTACTTAAAACACCTTAATAAGGCTTTAAATGACTTTGGCAGGAATGTTATTGCAAAATCGAGGTCTAACCTTACAAGACAAAAGAAAGCAGATACTGGACGGCTCTATGCAGGTTTAGGGTACAAGACGATAGTTGGAGAAAATAGTTCATACGTTGTTTTTGATTTGGGAAAGTATGGAAATTTTGTTGACAAGGGAGTTAAGGGGAAAGACCCAAGCAAAGTAATTGGAGGAAAAAAAGCAATAAGAGGACAACAAGCACCTTTGTCGCCTTATAGATTTGGGAGGGGAACATTCAAAGGGAGTTTTAATGAGTTTGCAAATAGTGTTGGAGATTGGGCAAAACGAAAGGGTTACAGATTAAGGGACGAAAAAGGGAGGTTTAAAAAAGGAGACTACCAAACCATTGGTAGAATTATAGCAGGAAACATTTATAATAGGGGTATAAAACCCTCTTTATTTTTTACCAACCCTTTTAATGTTTCTAAACAGAAACTCCCGCAAAAGGTCGCTATTGCGTTTGCAATGGATTTGGCAGATGAAATAAGAGAAGAGTTTTACAAAAAACAAAAAGAACAGAAATGAGTACAATCATAAATGCAAGGAGTCCATATTATGTTAAAGCAGAAATATCAGCAGGTGCTTATTTTATAGACGGAGAGGTTACTTTTAAAATATATATTTATTCTGGTGTTTTAGGAACAGACAAG